AAGGCCAACTAACAGTTCATCTATCCAAGGATGTAATATGTCCTTAGGTAGGGCTAAAGGGCTCATAATAATATCAGGGCTAAAACTAAAGACTACTTTGGCTAGGACATCGACCCCTTCTTCTTGAGCAAGACGGCTAATGTTTTGGATTTCGAACATTCCGGGCAGTGTGAGAGTAAAGTCAATTCGCATTTGCCTTCTGTGAGTTGCTGCCTTAACTCCCTGACGGAAGTTCGCAAGCCAGTGGCTGTATCCAAGGCCTGTTCTAATGTATTCCCCAATTGCTCCTGTTCCATCGAGGCTCGCGCAGATTTGCCAGTCACGTAGCCCAGATAAAATGTCCCTGTAAAGATTGACACCGCGATAGTCGACACGGCTAAGGTTAGTGTTATACCTTGCGTATACATTTTTGCCATCTCCTAGTTCAACAATGCGCTTCATGTAGCGCCAATGTTGTTCGTACATCAGGGGCTCTCCGCCTACCCAATATACTTCTTCTACTTGATGTTGTTCTACAGCGTTTGCAAACTCTTGTTCAATTTGACTGTCTTGAAAGGCTGTTATCTGCTCTTTGATTTCGGGTTTCATCCAATTGTTCTTTGGATTTGACCAATTGATCATATTGTGAGTGCGCTGTTCTGACTCCCAGGCACTAGATAGCATATCACCACACATACGACATTTGAAGTTGCATAAGTTAGAGAATCTATAATCCCAACTAACAGGACGAAGTGTAGTAGTTCCGTCTGGTTGAGTATTCTCTAGTATACTATCGTACTTATGAGCAAACAGTTGATCAAAATAACTACGGTAAACGGATGTGTTGAGTAACTTGTCGTTACATACTTCGCATTCTGGTAAAATTTCGCCAGCCATCATACGTCGACGTACTGACTTCATGTGAGGACTATTCCAGTGTTCTTCTAGAGTAATAGGAATATACTTGCCTGTGCCTGATTTAGTATCTATATACTGTTCAAAGTTCTGTGCAGGCTCGCGACTGGCACAGCACATGCGTCGTTCTGTTTGCGGACTTAGATATGTATGCACCCAAGGTGCTAGACACATGGTCTTGGGTTTATTCATATCCCATTGCTCTGGCTATCTCTGGATGTGTAGTCAACATACTTTGTTCACGATAACTATCCGTCTGTTGCATCTTAGCTAAGAATGCAGAGCCATCACTGCCTGAACCATTTTCAATGAACTGTATAATCTTATCAATTTCTACGCGGTGTTTTTCACTGAAGGTAGCAGTGCGTAGTCTAGTAATAACTAACTCCTGGGCTTGAGGTGTCATACGACTGATACACATGTCGCTAGGATCATGTAACATGTTAAAATACACATAGTCAAAGTTTTGAGTGTTTACCCAGTCACATAGTTCAGGTAAGTAGTAGACATTCTGAATGTTAACTGTCATACACACCTGCGTGGTGATGTGATCTGATCGTAGTTGATTAAACTTCTCAATGTTAGCTTCTACTTCAGACCATTTAGCACCATAACGCTCATACTCAAAGCGATCACCTACGTTGTCAATACTTACTGCAATTTCGACTTGATTGAATTTCTTCCATAGATCAACTTCCTCAGCTGTAGGATACACAGTTCCGTTAGTATTATAATGAATATCAATACGCTGACTGTACTCTTGATCTACAGCGTAACGTAGGAGTTTAAAGTGTTCTTCGATTAAGAACGGTTCTCCGCCAGTAAACTCGAAGTATTTGATATTAGGCAATAGTTCTTTTAAGTTTTCCCAGAACACAGCGTTCGTACGTGGCCAACTACCTTCTTGTAAGAACATATATGCGCCATGTTTTTTACGATCATAACCCTGTATGCCCGCTTGTTCATATTTCTGTGCTTCGTAATCAATTTCTTCCTTGGCCCATTTACTACTTGACCAACTACCACAGATGCGACATTTTAAGTTACAGATGTTACCTAGTTTTAGATCAAGGAACCAAAGTTGATCTGGTTTGACATTGTTCCAATCTACAATAGGATAATAATGTTTTAATCTAATACGACTATTGATGCGCTTACTTGTACGACCAGCGGCTTCTTCATCCCAACAACGATTACAAGTGCTAGGTTTCTTACCGTCTAGGAACTCCTGACGTAGATTCTGCATGTATTCGCTTTGGTAAATTTCACCTAGACTATTTTCCGTTAGTTTGTATACTGTGCCATCTGCTTTGGTAATTTCATCCTTGGCTAAACAACAAGGGCGTGCTGTACCGACAGGACTGGCTTCTATACTAACCCACGGTAACATACAGATAGTATCGTGTGTTTTGTTTATACCTAAGTAGTCGCGTAATTCTGCGTACTCAGGAAATACGTCTTCAAATTTTTCATTACGAAATGCATCTGATTGATCGTTTACTTTGAAAAATTCTGGAAGTAAATGACTCTTATCGTCTTGGTACATAAACGTAATCAAGGCCTTATATCCGCTAACTGCTCGCTGTAATTTATCCTGTGGTTCTAACCAAGCAATATGCTCTTCAAGACGCTGTTTGATACGATCTTTAAATTGAATAGGCAATACATCAACACGGTCACGTTCTGGTCCTTGTAGAATATTAACATTCCAATCCATTGGTTTGATCAACCCTAGGTCAGCCCACTCTCTATGGAATTCACTGACATGCCATGCATTGTAAATGCTCACTGTGGCACTAATATAAAAGTCCACGTTAGGACAAATCTCAATCATCTTGCGGCGGTTCTCAACTGTTTCTGCCCAGTCTGTGCCTTTACGCATGTATTCGCCACGTAGATAACTGTCGTCTAAACTTGCACCTACGCTGACTGTATGGAATAATTTCCAATAGTCAAATACATACTTGTCTTTGAGTTTCATGTGACTGAAGTTTGTGTTATAGATCAGTCTGACATGGAACATCTTACGCTTAACTAACTCTTCTAAGATACGATAGTGTTCTTCCATGATCAATGGTTCACCGCCAGCAAAGTAGATCTGTTCAAGATAGGGAATATGTTCCTGCATCTGAGCCCACATGTCGTCTTTGTCTCGGCCAGCATACATGATCTGCGGATGATTTAGTTTGCCAAATAATTTTGTTTCTTCTTGGTACCAACTTGAACTAAACAGACTACCACAGGTGCGGCAACTAAAATTACATAAGTTACTAAAACGTACATCATAGTAGCGTAATTTAAAGTCTTCAAATGTACCATCTTCTTTGGTCTGATCAACTAACTTGATATGATGCCCAAAGTTTTTATTAGCACTGTTACGCATACTAAAGAAACCATTTTGCTCTTGCTCGTAGCATTTAGAACATTCTTTACAGGGCTTATCTTCTATCATGTTTGTGCGCATGCGGCGATAAGCAACACCATTCCAAACTTCCTTCATGGTATTTTCTCTGAAGTTACCTACAGGCAATTGAGAATCTGCCAGACAACAGGGATAAGCACGACCGTCTGGAAATCCATGTAAGTGTATCCATGGTATCATACAGAAGTTATCGCTTTCAATTAACTTATAAGTCTGATCTTCTGTTAGATCATCTTCATGTATGTACACCGGCTTACGAGTATTGTAATTATGGTTCTTATGTTGTACTATTAATTTTCTAGGTTTGTCGTTTCTGTCGTCGCTCATAGGGTATCGTACCAGTCTGCTAATTGTGGAAATGTATATTTAAAGTCTAGACCACGTCTCTGGTCGTATTGTTGATAAAAATTCTTAAAGTCACGTTGTAAGATCTCGCGTGATAATGCACCACTATGTGGACTATCTACTGTTTGTAAGTATTCGATTAATCTAGCCAATTGATTGTATTCGTATTCGTGCATATCTTCACCTCGAGCTTCAGCAAACATCTGTAGGTCACGTGCATACGCTTGACGCATCTCTAAAGGCAATATTAGCGGGCTTTGGAAACTAGGAAAACGTAGGATGTTTAGGCTGATGTTAATACTATTTCTACCGTACTTTTCTCTAAGATTAATGATTGATCCAATGAATTCAACTAGGCTTACCAAGCATAGGGCATTGATGGTACACATAACATGTAGGCCGCGCAGTTTTTTACTATCCAATAGATACATAACATTGCTAACCCATTGATGCCAATCCAGGCCATCACGAATATATACCGCATGTCTACCCATGCTTTCATTGCTTGTATATATGTCAAGCTCATTACCTTCGCATGCTTCCAACAATCTATCAATTTTATCACGATCGAATCCTAGGTTACTGTTTAATGCAAGACGTGTCTTGCTCTGACCTTTGTGCTCTTTAAACCAGTCGAGGAGTTTCCAGGTGTAACCTGACATAAGCGGTTCGCCTCCTGTGATACGTAGCTCTTTGAGTGTTCTGTGTAGGTCTGACTCCCACCAACGGAAGAAGGCCTCAACGTAAGGATTAACTTCAGTGATAGTATACAGTTGACTACTATTATGCTCATGAGTAAAATGGTTGCGGCCATCGGATACCAAGTCGGTATATGGTCCATTACGATGGATATCCTTAACCCAACTGCTACTGAAAGCAGGATTACAGTAGCTACAGGCAAACTGACAAGTGCGATCAAAAGCAATTTCCAGGGTTTGTAAGTTGACGTCTTGTTCCGGCGGTGTATTAAAAGCTTCATCTAAGTCCTTATCATTATAAATTACTGTTTTGTATACACGATCACTAATTGGTGTTGGTACATCAACCCCAGTATACTTAGGATCCTTGTACATATCTTCTATCTTCCAGCAGTACTCGCAACCACTAGGGCGTTCGCCACGTTGCATCATAGCACGTTCTAATTTTTTCTGCGGAGTATTGTGGATAGCACTAGGATTAACTAAGATTGCTTCTCGATCAATGGCATGTGGTAGTGGATGATGACAACTTGTAGTCTGTCCTGATCCTAACCATATAGTAGCATTGTACCATTTGGCTGCACAGAATGACTCTGATTTAATGTCAATCACTCTACGCTTATATTGTAAGTCTGATTCGTTAGGCTTTTTCGGCATGGTATTTACATTCGTTCCAAAATTCTTTCATTTGTGGGAAAGCAGCTAAGAAGCCAGGATTTCCAGTTTGCATATATTCATCGCGGCGATCGTACTCGCTAAAGAAACGATAGAAGTCCGCACGCTGTTCTTCAAGATACGCAGGTTCTTTTGGTTCTTTCATCCAAAGTAGGTTACGTTCCATACGCTGTATTTCATAGTCTTTAAATCCTACAAAACTATCTTCTGGCATAACATTTTCTTTCATATATGCTATTACGTCTTCTAATACAGTATAATAACTTGCTGGAAGTATCTGTAGACTTTGCCATGTGGGACTACGCAGCAATGGCGTGTCAAACCAAACACGTTGATAGGTTGTACTATGTAACTTGCGTAATTCTAATATGTGATCTAATAAGCGTTTCAATCCAAGTATGTTTAAGTTACTCATAGTAATAATATAAGTTAAACTATTACGATATGGAATCTGTGTAAGGAAACGATGTACATAAGTGTTTACACGATGTGGGCCTAGACCTCTACGTATGTAGGCAGACTGTACCGGATCACCACTATCTAAACTTACATACTGCATGAAGTGTTCAATGCGTTCGCCTTCACATAGTTGTTTAACCTTGTCCATGTACTTGTCAAACAGTTCTGGTTCTACACTAAAGTTACTGGTGACATCTACATGTAGGTCACTTTTAGGCAGTGCTAGGATATAGTCAAACACACGGTATGTGTTCTTGTCCATAAGTGGCTCACCACCTGTCATACGGAAGTGTTTAAGGCTACCATATAAACTAGGCCACCAGGACCAAAATGCTTCTACATAAGGATTGTGTTCACGTACTGGAATAGGCTTACGTCTACCTTCAAAGTGTTCAGGCGCATTGTGCGGAGTACTTGTAGGATAAGCACCAAACTTGGCAATATCTTTGCCCCATTCCGTTGAGTATTGTGGACTGCAATAACTACATGCTAGATTACAGCCATGGCTGAAGTTTACTTCTACATAACTAGGAGTAGCATCTTCAAGGCCGGTGCTGTTTACAATAGTGTCAAAGTGTTCTGCGGCCCATGGCTCGCCACTACGGTAATGCCGGTCACTTAATTGTCCGTTATCCTCAGCTGACCAGCAGTAACTACATTCGCTTGGACGTTCTTGTTTAAGCATGATAACACGTTGCTGTTTTTTATACGCTGTGTTGTGTAAGGCACTAGGATTGGCCAGCAATGGTTGTGGATCTATTTCATGTAGGGGTGGATGGTAGCAACTATTAGTCATGCCTGTTGTTAGGTGTAGACTAACCTGTTGCCATTTAGCCAAGCAGAGTGCAGGACCTAACTTGTCCTTCATCGACTCTGCGCTTGACATAAAATCACTCACGTATCATTGGTCCTTGATTTTTAAAGTTACTTTTATAATGATGTTTAAAGAACTTGCTTTCTTCTGGATCCATATCCACAATAGGTAATGCTAAACGTTGACGCAATGTATCACCTATTACCTTGCAGTGATACACAGCAATATCTTCATGGTTATATTCATTCCATAAGTCTTCTAGTGTGTCAAAGTCTTGCACCCAACGATATTCCCAATCGCATAGCATGGTTAGATATGTACCCAAGCGTGCGCCGTATATTGCCCAAAATCCGTTTTCTACATCTGAGCCCACTGACTGCCAAATACACAAATGATCATAGTTGCGATGATGTACTTTACTTTCAAATTCTTGTAAGCTAGGTTTAGTGCCGCGATCTAAGCACATCTTAACCCCTTCTCTAAAGCCTGCTCGCCATGCCTGAAATGGTGTTTGATTAGGATATGTTGTTGAGTAGCAGTCTGCCATGGCCCAATAGTTAGGATAAAAGCAAAACTCTACATCATTGGCGGCACTGCCATCACTGGCTTCATGCGTTTTCATCGCGTAGACAAAGTCTTTAGTCCAGCAACTTAGTCCTCCGTTTCCGTACTGTAGCCCATTAATATGGTTGCGAGCACGCCAACGAAATACTTTATCGCTATTAGCATCAGTAAGAGCAAGCTGAAGGTTGAAAAACTGTGGATCGGGTATATTATCACCGTCAACGACCACAAAACGATCAGTGTCGCTGAGGTCAGCACATGCCTTGTGTGCGGCGTCACTGCCCTTAACTCCGTCAACCCTTTTTGCCCAAGGTACCATGTTTTGAATCTTAATCCAATTTTGTTCTTTATTAGGTTCATCATATGTTAGGTAAATGCAGTCCAGGTCTGCGATATCAATTATTTGCGTCATAGTGTTCTACGTTCTCATAGGTCTCACCGGGCTCTAATACAAGCCCAGCGTGATTTTTTACAGTTTTGTAACCAACTTCACTCTTACTTAATTGTACACGATAACCGGGATTGTTGTCAATCAATTTAAGTTTATTATTCTCAACAGTGTACTTAGAATAATTAGTGTACTCATCCAAGGTTACTACAATATATGGCTGATCTAAAGGATCCCCAGACATGGTACAATGAGTGATATTGCCCTGTTCATCGAAGTATATACGATATTCTTTATCTAGCACAGGCAATAGTTCAATCATTGCCATGGCTTTTAGAAACTCATCTTCTGAATTCATGTTCAAACCTCTCTACTACTTCATCAGTGACCCAATTCTTATCTTGATAGTGGAATGGGTGATATTGATTAACATTATTAACCCTAATCATAGGTAAATCCAATTCACTTAAGACCAATTCCGGCCACGGAGTTGTTTCAGGCCAAGTATTAATAGCATTTTTCATATGTGTAAAATTAACAAAGTCTATTTCTGGTAAGGTGCAATTCTCTACTCCCAGGTGACTGGCGGCCATAGCATAAACCACATCTGTAGTAGGCAATTCTTCTCTACAGTTGATTAATATTTCATCTCTGATATAGTCCCAAGACTTGTAGATGCTTTCTGCTGTGTCAAAAAAGTTAGCCGCTTCTCGACTATAACGGAAGTACATTAGACCATTGTAGGTATCCGGTAAATGATTATCATCAAATAGTTTTCTATAGCGACGTACTTCACTTAGTTCACCTTTAAAATCTCTACAGCCTAGACTTAGCACTACATTGCGTAGTCTAAACATTGTCCACCAGTGTTCGATACTGCGGGTGAATACAATGTCTGCTTCAAGTTTAATTGTTTCTTTAAAAGGACTAAGCCAAAACACCTGTGGCTCATTGCTTAACTTCCATGTGTCATCTTTGGCACTGTCATATTCTAATAGGATAACATAGTCAAAGACCTGTCTATGCTTATCCTCAACACGGGCCAGGGTCGCTTCATCTACTATTACAGCATACTTGGCAGTGGGGATAACAAGTTTAATGCTCATAGCCTGTACGTAGGCTAACTTTAAATAGTCTACATGTTCAGTGTTCTGAGCAAAGGTAACAAATCCCTGTTGTTCTTGGAATGGTTCTACTCTTGGGTGCATATTTGATCCACAAATTTAACGTGTAAGTCGCTTTGTAAGTAATCTTTGTCTATGATGTGCAGGTTCTGGCGAGGTATAAACTTGGCCATGTCTTCTCTGACTACCAGCATATCGCCGTTAACTTCTATTTGTTTAACAGGTTTGTCAATGGTCAGCATAGGCCACGGTATGCCCTGTGATTGGTTAGGTGTGTAACCGTTAATAATATTGTTAGCAATAGCAAACGCATAATCGTTGCGAAAGTTGCGTTCACGTAATTGATAGAGTTTGCAATAATAAGAGTAATTGCGCTGTATGCGTCCTACTAGATTAAACAGTAAGCGAGTTTTTTCTGTGCGTTTAAACACAATAGCAGTAGCCCAGACATAATCTAAACTAAGCACACCCATATTGCCTACACCATTATGCTGTAGTCTATAATCTTCTGTAGTATCTAATAGGGTAAGCAGACTACGGTCTAATACTAGGTAATCACTGTCAATTAAAATAGTTTCATCGTAGGGACTAACATCATATGCTGTGTATCTATCACCATTACGCCAAGCAGTTCCGCCAGCATAACCAGCACGCACATTAGTAAAGGTATTATCAACTTCTTGATCTGTGATAATAGTCACAGGTAGTCCAAGTGTATGCTTAACAAGACGTGCAGTTTGTTCGGCAATTGCTACATAGTCAACTGCTTCTGTGTTAAAAGCAAAGATTAATACACCTCTAGATACGTCTTGCACGCTTAATCTCTTCAAATTGAATATGCCATGTGTTCATTACACGTTGATAGTGATCTTGGCACAGGCTTAAAAATTCTGTACGAACAATTTTAATTGGGTTTTCGTAGGTATCTTCTAAGAACAATTCGTCACTGGGCCATGTGGCTAAGAACGCAATCAGTTCCGGGCTGACTTTGAACAAACCATTGTTGTAGGCTACATGCAGATCAGTTAGAATCTTTTCACGTAGAATACGTTTATTGGTTTGATAATCAGTCGCTTGTTTGATTTGTGTTACTAATTGATCTAATTCACTCATATAAGTATATAGCCGTAAAAAAAGGTAAGCAGGAAAAACTTACCTTTATTATATACTCTATTTAACTATTATGCAATAGTCGGAGTACCCCAGCTATTAGTCAAATATGTAGATTCTGGTGGAATAATATCTACTCGATGTGTAACAGTTACGTTGACACTTTCATTAAATGATAAAGATTTTGCTGCTAAGTATACACCAATAATCAAATTGATCGTTACACCATTATCACCATGACCACTGGCATTTGTAGTGGAATTGTACGCATTAACGTATATATAATCACCATTATACGTACTTGCGGTACTATAAATATTTTGAATTAAGTTAACTTGGCTACCATTTGCATTAGGTAAGTTATAATACCCGTTGCTGGTATTTATAGTGCCGCCAGTGCCGCCTGACCCTGTACGTCCACCAAAGGTAGTCGCTTTTAAACCTTGTGCAGTACCAACGTAACCTAACAATGTAACTACATCGCCGCTACGATTGCTACCGTCATTATTAGTTCCACTCATAACTAAGTTAATTTGTCCGCCTGCGTTAAAGAAATAACGAGCAGCATCGCCACTGGCAAATGTTACAGTACGGGTTACTCCAAAGACAAGTGCCGAAGTAGTAGCAGCATTGGTCCAAGAAGCAGTAAAGTTACTACCTGTTATAGTTGTACCTTGGGAACCGGCAGATAGGTGATTAGTATTGATAGTTGTTACCGCAGTTGCTACGTTTGAAAAGTATGTAATGGTCTGTCCAGATGTAGCATTTAAGTTACCTGCTGCAATTTGTGAACCACCTTGGTGACCTAATGCACGATTAACTAGAAAGAATAGACCAGCCCATTGTGCGGCTGTCACTGTAGCGGTGCTTGATACTGTATTAATTAAACTAAGATCTTGGCCATATCCATAATTACCATAACCTAGTCCCATAACATAAGCAATGTTATTTGGACTCGATGTATAAGTACCCTGTGTACCACCCCAGCCTAAGTTATTATAGTCTGTTGCTTGAATGGTGCCGCCTGATGAATATGACATATTTCTTTATCCTAACTATTTAATTTAACAATGGCTTCAATCATACCTTCGCCATTTGTTGTTTTATTTTCTAATGCGCGACCGATTACATTAAATGCCGTCATTTCACTGCGCAATGCCGCACGTGCAAGGCCTCGACCAGCACTAACTAAACGATCGCCTTTGTTAACTTGTCCAACAACTCTAACAGGCACACGCCCGTTAACTGCTACCGCTGGGTGAGTGTCATCGCTACCCGCTGTGCCATTTAATAAGAAACCCGGTAATGTACTTATAACTCCAAATACTGCTTCCGACAATTCTTGAACTGCCTGTGTAATTTCCTTAATGCCACCTAACTCTACCACAGTACCTGGTACCATAGGAACATCTGCTTCAAAGCGTTCTGCAACGTCAGCGTATTGTGCTGAAGTGGCTTTAGCAAACACTGTATTAAATGGATTACCCGCTGTTCCGATATTACCTACACCAGAACCTGCACCATTGACAATTGCTGTTGCACCGCCACCAGTGTTTACAGTCAATGATCCAGCTAAAGAACTGTTAGTTCCGCCACTTACGCTACCTACTAGATTACCGTAGACTGTGCCAGCATTTAATGTAGCAGCAGTTAATGTATTGAATGATCCGTTAACTGATATAACGTTAGCAAATCTATAAATGCTTGTACCTAATTGTATTGTATTATCTACTTGTGGTAAAATCCCACCAGCAGCTACAATATTACTAGAGAATGTTGTGAATCCTGTTGTTCCGGATACTGTAATTGCTCTAGTCTGTGTACTACCTTTGTTTACATAAATTGCAAGGTCTTTGATAGTTGTAGTACCGTTGCTGTAAATTTGTACTTCGTTTGATGGAGTTGGATCTATGATTAGATCGCTACCTGCTTGCAGTTTACCAACACCTAATGTATAAGTACCGTTGCTTGAATTTTGGTCACTACGTAGGAAAGAGCTAGATGAAATACTGTTAATTGCTAATGTATTAGTGCTGGTTCCATTTAATACTGTACCTGCTAGGTTAGCAGTGTTAATTAGGTTAAGACCTGGTAAAATTTTAGGAAAACCAGTAAGTGGTGTTGCCGGCACAAATGAGTCTTGACTAAACACACCTACAGTGTATCCAGAAATATCCATTTTAACCACAACGTGGTTTTGAATACCATCACTAAGCGTCCAAACGTTAGCACCCGAGCTACCTGTTGCGGCTGTGTATGCCGGACCAACAACTACCCAACTACTACTACCCCACACACTAAGTTGTGAAGTATATGTATTCCACCATAGATCACCTGTTACAGGTCCTGCTGGTGCTGTAGGACCTGCTGCCGATGTATGGATCGGTTTCCAAATTGAACCTGTATAGAATTTTAATAGAGTATTACTACTGTCATACCAAAGTTGTCCAGTTAGTGGAGCACTTGGTGGTGAACTATTACTAAAGTTTTCTAGTAATTGTACAAAATTCTCGTTAAGGAAAATACCGTAGCCAGCATAGTTCTTACCAACTAAACTTAAACTTGTTGTAGTGGTATTAACTGTATCGTCATTTACTGTGGTTAGCGCAGCACCTGCGGTTGTAGTAACTATGTATGGCATATCATTCCAGTGTTATTTTTATTCTATTAATTTAATGCTACCCATGCAGCGCCAGTATAGCCCCAGAAGTTTGGACCTGCTGTTACTAATACCATCATACCAGCTTGTGGACTTGTAATAGCCGCATCACGTGCTGTAGTTGTTGCGTATACAGCAGTCTGCATATAACCAGGTGCAGTTACGTTACCAGTCATTGAAGTTGCATATACGTTAGCAAACTTTGTACCGCTTGCGCCAATGTTAATTGTACCATTTGAGCTTGGTAATAGACTGTTTGAAAGTGTTGTTACACCCTGTAATGCAGTTGTTCCTACTACTGATAATGCAGCATTGGCTGTTAGTGTGCTGTTAACTGTTACTGTATTCGAGAATGTTACTGCACCAGTTGTACCATTAACGCCAACTGCTTTAGTTGTACCTGTGTTAACGTACATTGTAATATCTTTCTTACTGGCGCTATAGCTGGCAAATCTAACTTCTGTTGAATAAGAAGGACTAATAATTAAATCGCTACCTACCTGTAGGTTACCTACACCTAGTTGATAGTTAGTTGATGTTGCAGTATCACTGCGTAAGAAAGAACTAGACGGAATGCCATTTAATGCTAGAGCATTGCTTACATTACCCGTAAACTGACTACCTGCAAGTACAGTCGAACTAATTAGATTAAAGCCAGGGTTAACTGTAGTAAAACCACTGATAGTCGGACTCGGTGTATATGAGTTTGTATTGGCACTAATAATACCAATAACACTGTTTTGTATATAGAACTTAACAGCAATTTGGCTATTGCCGTTACTGTCAATAATAGTTTCAACGATTGCACCCGATGTGCCACCTGATGTTGAGTATGCTGGGCCAATTAACATCCAATTGTTAGCAGTACTGCTCCATGCGTATAATTGTTGTCTAACGTTGTGCCAAAATAAATCACCATCGATTGGTGCAGGAGTAACTGGATATGTGCTTGCTGATGTTAATACACTTAGTGGCTTCCATTGGTTTGCACTACCGTTAACTGAAAGTTTTAGAATGTTGTTTGCATTATCAAACCATAGTTGACCAGTTAAAGGATTACTTGGTGCTGTACCGTATGCAAAATTTTCTAATAACTGAACAAAGTTTTCATTTAAAAAATTACCATAACCAGCATAGTTTTTACCGATCAACGTTAAACTTGTAGCAGATGTATTGACCTGTCCATCAGGTATTGTTGCTAAAGTAGTACTATCTGTTTTCGTAATTGGGTATGCCATTTTTATTACCTATTGTTATATGTTATTTATCTTGCTATATTATGCTGTGTATTGGAACCAGAAGTCACCATCATGTGAACCAGCATCATTAACTCCAGCATTTGGAGCACTTGTGCTGACAAATTTAGCACTACCACCCCACCATTGTGTAGCATTTTTAACAAACTGTGTTGTAGCCACTGCAGAATTACCAGTACCATTGTAGCTATCAGATTGTGTAATTGCTGTAGCACCAGATAGTAAGTTTACACCTGCTTGGCTTGCTGTTAATACTGATGTACTATCAATCGATAGTGTAGCAGTACCTGAACCAGTGTCATCAATTTCAAAACTACTATTGCCTTGATAGATCTTGTTAGTAAAGAAACCTGAATTGTTAATAACAAATGCAGTTGTAGCAATTGCTGTATTAGCAGTACCACCAGGCATAGTAGGTGCAGTAGGAACACCAGTTAATACTGTGTTAGTAAAACTACCGTCTACATATTGTTTAGTGGCGACGCCTAGAGCACTTGTAGGATTACCAGCTACATATATTAAACCGTCTTGACCGTAAGCGGTCAATGCTTTAACTATGCCACCGGGTGTTGAAACATGTAAACTGATATTTGCACCAGTTTGTGTGTTCCAAATCTGTGCTGAACCCGATGTTGAATGTATGTTAGCAAAGTAATTACCCAGACTACCAATTTGTATGCCCACATTACTTTGAATTGCTAGACTACCTTGTGCAACATTATTAATGTCTGTGCGTAGATAATTTGCCGCAGGTACTGTGCCTAGATAACTGGCATTGTTGGCTGTACCCCATAATGTTTCACCAGCGGCTAGGTTATAGCCAGGTTGAATTACTGTAAAATTTGACAGTGCTGGATATGGAGTAAATGTATCTTTACTAATAATACCTGTACGTGTATTATCATTGTATAGACTAATAACATAATAGGTATTTGATGATGCATCATTAAGCGTTTCTACAATTGCACCAGTTTTATGACTTACTGGAAATGCTGGTCCTACTAACACCCATGCACTACCTGAATAAACATATAGCTGACTGTTTGTTTGATCCCACCATAGGTCACCTGCAGTGCCTATTGACGGAGCACTTGTCGCTGCCTGTGCGCCACCCACTGATTTCCAATATCCATTAACAGTATCAGATGCACTAGAGTTTGAATAAATGTTTAATGATCTAGTACTACTATTCCACCATAGTTGTCCTACTAACGGAGCACTTGGTGCAGTTCCATAAGAAAAGTTTTCCAATAATGCAATTAGGTTATCGGCCATTAATGCGCCGTAATTTGGATAGTTACGTCCAATTAACGTTAAGCTGGAATGGTTACCGCCAACGGTTGGGCTGTCGATTGTACCATCAAGAACGGTACATAGTGTAGATTGGTTTGTTTTTATTATTGTATACGACATTTTATTATCCTAATTATGCGTTTGTACTTAAGTTAGTCAGTGTTTGTATGCGCACTGTATAATCAATTTGAATCAGTCTATTCAAACTTTTTTGCACTGGACTAAAAATTACGTGTGTTAATAGCGGACCTAGTCCAGCGCCTGCTGAGGTAAATCCTTTTAATCCTAACTCATCGAATGTAAAATCACCGTTTAATGATTGGCTATTGTCAAATGCAGCCTGACCGCTTGGTTCACCGTAGTCTAATAAACAACTTACTACGATGTCAGTGTAGATCAAACCCGAAGTGTGATTTACTACTATCTTATTTCTTAAAGGGTCACCGTTGGCTGCATTAGTATCGTCAACGATTTTATAGTATGTTGGGCTGTATAGGTCAGCATTTTGTACGTTGGTATTTGTTGGAAGATACGTAATAACACCAGTAGGGTCAACTGTGGTACCACCATTGCCAAAGTGCATTTCGCTAATGAAGTGTGTACCTTTGTTAGCAACGCTTTGTGCTAAGGCTTCGCTCATGTTCTCATAGTGAATGGCATTGCACTTATCGACATACACAAAATTGTCGATAGGATCAAAAATCTTTACCATACCTATAATATCTAAATTCATTGTTGACTTCATTTATGCTCTTCCATTTACAAAAACTTCATTAGTTTCTGGATCATATATTTTAATAAGGCTTTGTACGTGAATGCCACCACGCTCATCCGGCTGTTTTTGCGGTTGTGCGGGTACAGGCAATTCAGTATCCATATTCTTATTTATCGTGTTATTATCCATGTGTTTCCTATTAACCTACGTACCAATTGGTACCGTTGCTGAACACTGGTACATAATAAGTGCCGCCGCCAACTACTAGGTTAGCAAAGGTGTTAGAATTGGCGTTTGTTACAAACGCTCTAGCACCAGCACCTGCTGTGTTAGCTAATACCAAGTTAGCTACAGTAGTTGGTGTAGTTCTGATAAACGTAGCACCACTAATCCAGGCACTACCATTTGATGTCAGAACGTTACCACTTGTGCCTGGAACAGACAATCCTGTACCACCACGTGATGCAGTTAGCGGATTTGCTGAATAATATGCATTTACAACAACGTTTGCATCGTATCCTGACAGGTTAGAAACAATAGTACCAATTTGTCCTGCTTGATACGCAGCATTGGCTGTTAGAGTTGAATTAATATTATCAACGTATCCTTTCATACCTACGTTAGCTGTAACAATAGCACCAGTAGTAACACCAGCATTAGCATACAATGTAGCAATGTCACCTGCTTGACTTGCGGCATTAGCTGTTAACGTAGCTAGACTATTTGTAATTGTTGTACTGAAACTTGCATTATTGCCCAATGCATTGGCTAATTCTTGTAGTGTATCTAACGCACCAGGAGCACCGCCGATTACTGTAGTAATTTGATTGTCGACATAACCTTTCATTGCAGTATTAGCTGTGGTAATATTAGCCTGAATAGATGACATCTGACCTGCTTGTGTGGCCGCATTTGCTGTTAATGTTGAATTAATTGCATCAACATATCCTTTCATCGCTGTGTTAGCTGTGGTAATATTACCATTGGCCGTTGATATTAAATTGCCCACATACCCTTGCATTGCGGTGTTAGCTGTAGATACGCTATTATTAACATAACCTTGCATTGCAGTGTTAGCTGTGGTAATATTGGCTTGAATAGATGCCATCTGACCTGCTTGTGTTGCGGCGTTGGCAGTTAATGTTGAATTAATTGCATCAACATAGCCTTTCATTGCTGTGTTAGCAGTTGTAACATTGGCCTGTACTGATGATATCTGTCCTGATTGTACACCCGCATTAGCATATAGATTAGCAATATCACTATTATTTTGAATAACATTACCTTGTAACGTAGTAACGTTTGCTACTACATTACTTGTAATATATGTTTTTAAGGTTGCACCAGATATTTGTTGTGTTGTTGGGACTATACCCACGTTTGCCACTGCTGGTAAAATAGTAGCATCAGTGACAGCGGATAGTACTCCGAGTTGTGAAATCTTTATTGACATTTTTATCTGTTTTCCTCAAATAGTGAATTACCGTCTTCAGTAGTTATTATATTTACCGCATCTTCAGTAATGATTTTGTTAATAATGGTAGATGTTACATTTACGTTTGCCGTGCTTGTTTTCAAGAACAGTGCCGCAGTTGTAGTTGATCCTTGCAGGCCAGTACCATCTGTAGCATTAGTAATAAGATCACCTGGATTGTACCAAATATCAACGTTGGCAATTAGATTACCGTATGCTGTAGTAGGTACAACCTGTTGTACGCTTGCATCAACTACTGCGGTACCTATTGGATACGTTGCTACAGAAGCCGCTGTGCCGTAGGTACCACGACGAATTTGTCCTAGGGTATTTGTTACTGTATTGTTAGTCCAGTAGGTAATACGTTCAGAACCTATAAACACTACACCAGGAATATTTTTATTAACATCTGGCATCCACAATACACTTGAATTCGCTACGCTAATTGTAGTATCAGTTATAGCAAATACATTAGTAAGTGTGGTTGTATACGCATCAGCAATACGTAGGTAACTAGGTTTGCGTAGCATATCATTGAATACTCTATAACCTAATATAGTATTAGTATTAATTGTAGTAAATATTCTCATGTCTAGCGTATCAAATACAATACCAGGAACAAGCTCTTCTGGAGCATGACTTGAATATTGATCAACATACGCACCGCCATCTAGATTAATATCTTCTGCACGTGTTCCCAATGCTGCATCAGTAAACTGACTTTGAATGATAGTATCTAGTGCCGCTTGACTCAATAAAGATGTACCGTCAGCATCATAATCAATACCTTCAAATACTTCGCCAAATGTTGCACCATAGCCAGGTGACTGTGTAAAGTCTGCACCCAACACCTGCACTCCGGGATAATCAACACCGTAGACTAATTGCCCTAGATCACGTGCCGGCATTGCTTGTCCTGGCTCGTAATATCCTAAGATACGATCATTAGCTGTGGTAAGGTTGGCCGCATCATACACAGTATAATCACTTGCAATAAAGCTATTGCCTGTGGTAATATTTGCACTTATTAGATATGCTGTTCTTACGCCTAGGTTAACATAGCTAACAATGTCTCCTGCAGTAAAGCTGGTATTTGGTGCCCAATCTTTAACTGTACTGCCGTAGGTAATACGATCAAATTTTATTTCAATACCAAAACTTCTTATTTGGCTGTTTTCTAATACTGCTGATGCAGTAGCCGCAATTGTACCGTTACCATTGATAGTTACTGTTGGTGTACTTGTATATCCGCTACCTGGATTCACTACAGTGATTGCAGTTACTTTGCCTGTGTTACCATCGATAGTAGCAGTTGCAGTAGCACCACTACCGCCGCCGCCACTGATTAAAATAGTAGGAATATTAGTGTAACCACTTCCTGGATTGTCAACTTGTATGCTGCTAAGTTTCAATGTTCTATTGTTGTACCATTGATTATAAGGTGCAGTTTGCCATAGAGCTAAGTCAGTTGATTGTTCGCCGCTTGGACTGCGGAATAGGTCGTTAGCTGAATCATAGTATGCTGGTAGATCAAAGTCAGTTACATTACCTTGGTATTCATCTAGGCCAGTGTAGTCAATACGATATTCACGAACTTTAGTTCTATATGGTTTAACTTCATTGATATAATCTTGATAGTATGTTTGATTGTCGCGAACATAACTTGGGAACTGACTTAGTGTACGCAATTTATGAGTTACACTGATAAAGCTAGATTTAAATAACCAATCAACATACGTCTGTTCTGTCAGTAGGTAGTTAACCATGATAAAGAACAGGTCATTAAATTTACCTTCTAGGGAATCAATAAAAATAGTATCTCTCAATGCTGTGAGTATTGATCGAATTTCAATATTTGGGCTTTGGTCGTATCTACTAATACCAAAACCTTGATTGCCAAAACCTAGTTCATTTGCGGCAAAGTCACCTAGTGAAGTAGACAGTGCAATAGTTCCGTTTTGAATACCAATTGTAGTAAAGTTTGTGCTGGTTGCACTGGTTACTAATACCAACTGCCATTCACCGTTACCTGTGTTATTAATCTTAATAATGTCACCTACTTGACGTGTTAATTTTAGTGCGTCAAGTTGTGTGTCTACTGAATAAGTTGGTTTAGTTAGCACGCTATAACCTGTTGCGTACCAATCAGTATAACTCCAATATAAACTATTCTTGTAGGCCTGAACACGACTAATAGCCCATGTGCGATCAGCTGATAGTGTATACAATACCCATAGTCCGTTTTGTGTAGTATCATTGTCTACTAGAACACGCCACCCAATCGGTAGCGGATCAACAGCGATATATGCCAATTCACTATCAGTTGCAACTTCTTGATCAAATTCGTCAAGTTTAGCAGTTGGTAGTGGTTCTTGATCAGTCAGTGCTGTTAGATCAAATTCCTTAGCTACAGGTGTTGATGTAAATATCTCATTGACATAGGCTACTACTTCGCTGACCGCTGTTAGGCGATCAACAAACATACTTTGTCTTGGGCGTATGTCGATACCATAGCGTTCTGCTACACTTAATTTAGGATCAGGTACAATTGCACCTTGTGAATCAATACCAGATAAACTGTCAATCATCTTGTTGATAGTTTTTGCTGGTAATAGTCCTTGATCATTGCCTTTTTGTACTAATTCATATTCACTATGAATGATGTTAGCATTGATTAATTCTTGATAATCTATGTGCAAGATGGTATTGCTTGCTGATAGATAAGGTCCTACGTTATATAAAATAACTGCATTATTTTGTACTACCGCGGCATAGGCAATCCCTTGAGATTTAGGATTAGCAATCATATCCTGAATCGAAAGAATCGGCATGTGTCTTGTAGCATTATTAGGGTCGATAGTTGTTTTATCCTTAACCCAGAAATAATATTTTGTAGTGATTATATTAGTTATTGGATCTACGTAGGTATCTTCTACGTATGCGCTATCATCAGCATACTTAGGCACGCCATCACCGCCGTTAACTACATATTTGCTAGGTAACGCTGTGCTTTCGACCCACTCTAATACTTCAACTTCTGATCCTGGGAATAAGTTGCCCCAGTTAATTGAACGATAGGTAAGTGTATCTTGTTCATAGTCAATAAAGCGAATCTTGCTTAGGTTCCACCAAACACGGCCAACTTGATTCGTGCCCCAGTAGATGCTGGCGTTAATATCCGCTGCAGAGTTTGTTCCTCTATTATAGATAGCAGGATCGTATTCAGTTTTGTAACTGATTTCCTGTTCAGCTTGTCCGAGTATGCGACCTTTAGCCGGATCAATAAACTGTAGATTTTCAATAATTGTGCTTGTTTGACTATTGTACAGATACATTCTAGTAATACTGTCAACATCAACACGATCTTGTTGGTAACGTATTAGTTGCCATCCGCGTGTTACTTCTGGGTTTTCAAACACATAAACTGAGCCAACATTCGGAGAAATTGTGTCATCACCAGGTGCAGAAATTACAATATATTGACCTTCAATGTCTAGTGCAGCACCAAATCGATCTCCGCCGTTTAGTGCGCCCGGATCAAGTTGTTGACAGAATTGATATCTACCTGGATGTGGGAATGAATCACGTGGATCATCATATAGTTCATATATGTAGACGCTTCCACTGCTTGCCACATGATCAGCGAACTCAGTTGTCTTATTATCAAATTCAGTTGTACCTTGATCGAACGGTGTTAAGTGTCGAGTAGTACCGCGATCACTGCCAATTACTAACATGTATGCGTTGGCAGCTAATTTAACTTTGCTACCAAAGTATTCATTAGATGCATTGTAGGGATTAACAATGACCTGCATTTCTGCAAACACAGCCATACCAGCGTTGGCCCAAATAGTATTATGTCCATAAGCTGTTGATCCAGATAGCATACGTAATTGATCTTTAACCACAGTAACATCAGATGTTAATCTTAGGTAACCGTTTTCATTTGTTGCAGTAACACCCAAGATGCCTGCAGTGTTAATATTTGTAATTAAATCATTTAATGAAACCACAGACGATAATGGTGTGCTAATATTTGCCGCAGTAACTTCAAAGTTATCTAAACGAATAGAATCACCTGCATTGAATACTGGATTTTGTATAGTGCCTAAGTTAGTACCATATAGTCTACCGCGATTGTGGAATTTAAACACAGCACCTGTGTTATATGCAGCACCGTTTTTGTAGTAAGGAGAACCTACATAAATCGCACAGTTGTTAGAACAAATTGTTAGACTTGTGCCAAATGCCGCATTGGCCTGTACTTCATTACCTGTAACTTTTTCAAGTTGATTAAATTGATTAGCCTCAACATAGATAATTTTACCTAATGCAGGTGGCTCAATAAAGCGTATAGTATTAGTGCCTACAACAAAGTAGTTAGTAACTTCTACGTTATCGATAGTTACACGATGCACAGTTGCAATGTTGCTCTTAGTAACGAAATCTTGGCCGCCAGTTGATTTAAATGCTTCAATAACACGATCGTATACCCAGACACATCCAGCACCTAGGTTAGTGCCCACTGTGTCATTTGGTGCGCCCACTGCTAACTGTGCGCCATCAAAACTAGAACTCAATGCGCTACCGTAGTTACTGCCCACATTACCCTGTAGTGTGGTCATTAATTTATAGTAAGGTTGTTGAGTAATTGTAAGTGTTACATTAGCTACAGTTGATGCAAAACTAACAACATTTCCGCTTAATGTATAATCAACATTAGGTATGTATGTTTTATTGTAGCTGGTAATCAACAATGAATTTGCATCGTTGGCCACATATGGTGTGAATGTAAGTGCGGCAGTACTACCACTCGGTGCGATAATCGTCTGTTTAACAGGTACACTCTTGTTTAGGCCATAGGCATAAACTTGATTGTTGCCCGGAGCACCAATATACAACCAAGAACCATCTTGATTAAATGCAAGGCTTGTACCAAATTTATCGCCTGTAGCTGATACATTACCAACAATTAATTGTGCTTTGCTAAATGTTGCTGAAGAAGCTGTTTTAGTATAGACATAAACATATCCTAGATTATTGTAGCTGCCTGGTGCACTTACTGCCAATGAACTTGTATTTGGAGTCTGTGCCAGATCAACTATAGTACCAAAACTAGAAGTAGCAGTTGAGGTGTTACCTGCATCTGGTATAAGTTTAGTATTTTCTAAGAATGTGCCTGTGTGATCTTTTAGGAACACATGTGCCGCACCAGTGTTGCCACTAAATGGACTGCCAGTGACTGCAATTAGGCCATCTGCACTCATCTTAACACTGGTACCGAATCCATCACCAGCAACATAATCATTTGATGCTTTGTCAAGAGTTTGTTTTATATTCCATGGATGATGTTTTTCGTATACTTTCCATGTACCACTAGGTTGTGGGCTATATGGTTGTCCTTGAACGCTGGTAGTTGCCGCGTCAATATCAATCCATACTTTTTCGCCTACTTGCCAACCATGTGGTGGCATGTATTTACGAGCATCTTCCATATAGGTAAAGCGCAGACTGTGCAATGTTAATAGTATGCCAGAGCCAGTTATAGTTGTTAATTTGCTGGTGTCACCAGTGTAGACAACCATAAGGTTAGTAGAGTCAACTACAGAATGTACTTGATAGAACCCATCAAATGCTGAGTTAAAACTCTGCACCAACATAATATTACCAGCTGATAATCCATGTGGTCGACCAGTGGTAAATGTTACATATCCATTTAGGCTATTAGTAACAGATATAACAGAATTGTCTGTTTCTGTTACGCGGAATACATTCCAATTTTGTGTAAAATCTTTAGCGCACCAGATGCGATATCCACTGCCCATTTTGCTGATGTTATTATCTAAATCAACATAATTAGCGAGATCAAATATTGTTAGGTCAACGTCATTGATGTTAACATAACCTGCTGTAGGAATATCATTGTCATAGTTACTATGAGAGGTTCTAACCAATGCAATATTGCTGGTATAATCACCGTATGATTTGTATAACTGTGATTCATTGAATATAGTTTTTCCATCACCGCTGTTATTATTAGTACCCGCAACAAACTGTGCCAATGAAGGATTAACACCAAATGCTTTTTCATCTAGCGGTATTTCTACATAAGGGTTACTGTCTAGGGCGCCGTATTCACCAACACGAATTGCCCATTCTTCGTAGAATTTAATCTCACTACTTAGATTATCAAATGTAGCATTAAGCATTTGATTAACTGCATTTGCTGAACCTTTTTGTCGTATGAATCCTTTATAGAATTCAATTTGACTTGTTTCACTTAGTCCTAGGTCGCTTAGATATTGTCTTGGTTTAAATCCAATCAGTGCATGGCTGTGTTCAATTTGATCTTTGTCTTTGATTTCACCATAGCTATCATAATATGATTTACCTTCTACATTTAGTGTAGAGAAGTTAGGCAATAGACCTGTTTGAATCTGGCTCTTATCGATCTGTTTCCAATAGTTAAATTGGAAATCAGGAGCGGCAATAATATTTTGTAAGGCAGTATAGTATTGATTTTTATATTCTACTAGGTCGCCTTTAAGATAGTCAATGCCTTGATCCCATGCAGCAACCACACCGTCATTGTAGATAAATCCAGGCGCACTTAGGCTACCATCCCAGGCTGCTGTTTTCTGACCAATTAGTTTTAGTCGATACTGTCTATTACCACTTTCTGGTTGATAGATAACATCGTTGAATACTGTGGTGTTGTCAAAGATCAATACATGTTCGTATTGAACTAGATTAACTTCAACGTAACCAATCATGTTTGCGGCATTGTTTAGTGTTACTTTAAAGTTAGTAGGTGTACGTAGTACAGTATAGTTATTATTCTTAACTAATTTAAAGTTTTGATCTAGTACTTTACTACCGTATTGGCTGTCTTCAATACCATCTGTGATTGCATTGGTACTGATTGCACTTAATGTATTGGCTACCGGACTTAGTACTAAAATACTACCTGTTTTCCATCCTTGTTGTGCCCAGAATAAAAATTCTTTAGCACTTAGGCGCCAATTATGCAGTTCACCTAGTTGTGAGTCGGTGTCATTAAACACAAAGCCTTGACTTATTAGATATCTTTCATAGCCAACTAAGAAATCAACAATTTGTTGCTGAGTAGTAAACTCGTAACCATAAGGCACTGTTAATTTTAAATTTTGATAGTCATTAAAAACAGTCGCGCCACTATTCAATACTTTAATTTGATAGCTGTTTGAGTTGACTACACTTGGGATAATAGTAAAGTAAGGGCTTGCTAGATTGTAGCCGCGAACACTGTATCCACTATTAGTTTTTTCAACAATCACTGCACTGTATGACAGTGTCTTAGTAGGTGTTGATTTGTATAGATGTACATTATAGTTTTCATTTGGTACAACAATGCTATCACTGGTACTTGCAGGACTAACTTGTTCTGCTAATACCTGTAGGTATTTTTGATCCGTAAAGCCAGCTGTTTTGTAGGCCAATTTTACATTGTACTTGTCTAGCATTGATGTAATTTTACTGCTAGGACTAATGCCTTGGCTGATCAAATAATCAGCGATCCAGTTAATATAACCAGCACCACGATAGACGGTGCCAGTAGAAACATCACCATTGAAATCTATGTCAGACTGAGCAATGTGTTGATTAGTGTTGGTTGTTAGGTATTGACTTAAACTATAATTGTATGTATAATTGTAGGTATCTGCTAATAGACCAAAATATTTTGCTGGTTTAGCTAGAGCCAATGCCTGTTGCACAGCGAACGAAAAGTCACTGCTGGTGCGCCATGCAAATTCTACAGGGCCAAATTGTCCTACACCCCAGCTGGCTGATGTTTGTCTTGCAGAAAATCCACGAGATAGTACCTGTGCTGGATTTAATAAGTTACCATTTTCGTCAATTGGTATAATAGTACTTAGGCCAGGACGAGCAAACTGTGGGTCAATGCCCTGTCTTGGACCATTACGAATCATACCTGCTTCTAGGTCATCCCATAGAAGTTTATTGCCGCCAGTGTAAGGTGCAGGACCATATTCATCTTGCCACCAGTTCGGCATTGCAGTAAAGCCTAACATTTCCCATGGTGTTAGATGGGGTCGGAACGTATCATAGAAGTATTGGAAACATGCTCTCCAGCTACCCGGAAGTTGTTCACCGTCAATACGATCAACTAAATTACCATAGTTCCATGTAAATGCATCATTTGTGTCAAATGTATTATTAGTAGTATAATCAAGTTTATTGTTGCCTAACCAATGTAGGAAACTCTTAGATAGTAACTGATTTGCTTCAGCTAATGAGTAATCATTATCTCTAAATTTACCAGGAACTACAGTAAAGATATCCTGATATGTACCTGTGTCAGGTAATTTAATATTGTTGTAGATACGTTTTTCAAGTTCTAATAACAAATCATCACGATAGTCTCCAAACGCCGGAGTAATGCTGCCGTCATGTCCGCGAATAACATTAGTAGGAGTTCTATAAGTATCATCTAAGAATATTTCCGGAATAAATCTAGGCCATAGTCCTAGTTTACTTGGAGTTTCTGGAATATAATTACCATCAGTATTACTATATTCTACAATAGTAATTGTGTCACCTACTGATAAACTTGTAGTAAATCTAGCCGCAGGACGATCTTGTAAAAATGTAAAATCATTGCCAACTATTAACTGCACACCATTTAGGTATACTAATACTGCTTGATTACTCAACACTTGATCAGCAAATATGTTAGTAAGTTCGTAGTCTGTTTTTAGTGCATCAAATACTGTATAGGTTATAGTATTTTTCAATGAACCGTATGGAACCATATCACTGTAGTACCATGGGAATGTTTTATTTTTAATGCTGTTAATAGCAGTTAAAATTAAATCCACAGTGGCTACTGGATCAGTCTGATCTACTCCAGTTAGAGAAATGCTTAATCCTAAAAATTTATTTTTAAATCTGGCATACTCGGATTGTGCGTAACGCAATGAATCAATAAAGTTTGCAGTGTCATCTAATAAGAATAATGCGCTGTGTGTTACAGGAGCACTATGTTGTAAGATAGTACCGCCTTGTTGTTTGATTTCAAGGTCTCTTAAATTGCTAACTCCCAGTACATCACCTGTTATAATGGTACTGTTCTGTGCCATAGCAACCAAATGGTTACGCATCTGACCTAATGTTACTGTAGTAATGTCAATGTTTTGTGCATTTAATTCTAAGTTAGTTGGTACTTGATAAGAACCAAGCGCACTCTTGTCAGTGCTGTAAACTAAGATATCAATCTTATCGCCATTAGTAGGAATTTGTATTACCTTAATGTCAATAATTGCTCCAGCTACCGGTGCTGTTGTAAACAATACCGTTGCTCCTGAGATTAAAAACGTAGACGGTGATTGTACAACATTGTTAATGCTAACAACAACACCGTTAACATAATTAGGATCACTAATATTATAAGAGGTAGAAGTACCGTCGGCTGTATATTCTTGCGTAGTTACAATACGTACAGAACCACCAATCAGCATCCATTGTGTATTTGACAAATATGTAAAATTGTGGTATACTTTAATGTAAGGTATCGATGATTGACCTGCAGGAGTAACGTCAATCGGAAATACTGTGTTCACTCCGTTGGCAATATAACCAATCAATTGATATTGTTTTGTTGGTTCAACTATAGTAGTCCATGTATTGTGTGGCTCTAAAGAATTTCTATCAATGATCTTTTGTAGGAAACCCGTTGCTACATTTTCAGTCGATGGTTGTTGCCCATCTGTATATGTAAATGTATCAGTGTTAAAGAATGTTTGGAATTCTATCTCACCTTGAGTCGATAGGTTTCTGTAGCTTAATGGAAATCCTAATACACTGTCAGTTACTCCGGCACTGGATTTTAAATAACCAAATAATTGTGTGCCTGCAAATGTGCTTCTTGTATAAGCAGAAAAGCTCTTACCTGTACTATCATATACATCAAATAACGGACTTTGTTGTAGGCCTGTTTTTTGTTGACTTGGGTTCCAGTTAGCACCATCGTACCACCATTGACTGCCTTTGTATTGTCCTTGTAGTACTACCACAGAATCATTTACCTGAGCAACACCGTCGTCGGCTAATACTAGATCGATATGATAATCGCCTGTTGGATTTCCGTTAACGTCTACAGCATATTGTACTAGGTTAACTACATAAATTTTATCACGCACTAATGGGTCAGCATCAGCTGCAAATAAAACTCGAATACCACTAACTAATGTGATACCAAATGCCTCAGATGCCACACGACCTTGTAGTTCTGTAAAGGCATCAGTAGTTACTGTATCTAAAATATCAATAGGTGTTTTACCGATTCTACCATGGTTTATCAGTTGTAGATCTGGATCAAATTGTATAATAGGACGTTTTGCACGTAGGTTCTGATCCAACACTGGAACAACATTATTGTATCCAGCTGTTGCAGTAATAACATCGCGATGGAACCAACGATTGTTACGTGACCAAGCATTTAAATCTACACTGCTACGGTTAATTGTAATATAATCAGGAAATACTTTACCTGGGTAATTCAATGCTAATTCGTCATTGTATGTTTCAGGCGTTACTAATAAATTAACGTCAACTAATCTAATTCCTGCACCCACTTGTTCTACATAGTATTGGCCGTTTTGATAGTCGGTAGGAGTCACATCTTCACCAAATTGAATTTTTAATCCTGTGGTAAACTGCACACCATTAGGACTGGTATAGTTTAACTGCCCTAGAATATCATTTTCTACATCAATAGCCCAATTACTGTATTCCACAAGTTTAATTGAGTTGTACATGCCAGTACTTGTTTGGTCCTGTATATATAGTGTAGACAGTAGACTTGACAATAATGGAACTTGATGGAAGAAACCATCGTAGTCTTTGTAAAATTCTTTATTAGCGTTAGCTACACCGTATCTGACATAGACTTTTTGATCTAGTGCTACATCTTGTACATATACCATTTGTATTAATAGATCAGGACTGCCATCAGCATTTTTAATACCGGCATCAACTAATACTACTTTCCAAACACCATAGCGTAGAGCACCTGCAATCACAGTGCCTGCGGCATATCCTGCAACAGGATTGCCAAGATTGTCGTAGACCACCGGATTAGTCCAAGCTGTTTCGCCTAGATTGGTGTACATGTCTGAAATAACAAATATTAAAGTTTTACCACTAAGTTGTCCGATAATGCCGCGCCATTGAGGATATTCAGCAGTGAATTGACTAACTGTTTTATTTTGCCATGTGTCATATGGCGCCGGTGTAGCGTAGTCTACATTGTAGACTGTAGTCATTCCAGTAAATCTATTCTGTGATGACAGTTGTGGCACTTGGAAGGTAATTGTTCCGCTATCTGTACCATTATTAGTTACACCTAAGACATCTCTAGAACTAAGTGTCGGAGTAGCGGCTAGGACACCGTTGGTGCCTAATTCAGTTTGAATCCAAAATGGAAATCCAGGTTGATTAATAACAAAGTTATAGGTACCACCACGTGCCAATGTTATAGAATGATCTACTTCACCGTTAGAAGTAAATGTATATTGATTCGTTGTTGCATTGCGTGTTACAATGTATGTTTTAGTTAACTCAACGCCAGAAGTATCAACTGTTACTGCATCTGGGCCATTAGGTAGCCAATAGTATTGACTAAAGTTAACAAACTTGTCAAAACTAATTAATGGATTGAAACTATAGTATTCGCTGTCGAATAAACGACTTTGTTTATCAACAATACCACCATAGTACTTAATTTTGTTTAGTACATCGGTATAGGTTGCAAAGAATGTAATTTCATTTTGAGCATCTTGAAGTACAACGCTAGGCTCAAGTTGATAATTCTTTCTATCACCGGTTGTTTCTGTAATATAACTATCTCCAGTTTTATAAGTTGGAGCAAATTTTCTTCCGATATATCCATACAGTTTAGTTAGATTAGGTTCATTAACTAACTGATCCATAGTAGCCGACAAAAACTTTTGGTTAGTGTCGGATTGGAATACTACAGGAAGTAAATTTAAAGTCTTTTTAGCAGCCATTATTGTTAGATCTCAAGTGTTATATAGTATTTAAGCCAATGCAATCTGGTTGATTTGTGCGGCTGTAATTGCAGTAATGATCTGTACATTATCCACTGTAGCGGCACTTACAATAATCTCATTGACATTTGCGTTAATTTGTAGTAAACTACCGAACACGCTAGAATTACTTGCAGGTACAATTAAAATACTTGCAACGTTAGGTGCTAGGGTAGTGTGCAGATATGCCGCTAATTCTGAGAAGTAGAATGTTTCACCGAAGTCCCAGTTAGCTATAGCAAAGTAATTGTTAATTGCAGCAATTACAGATGTTTGTATATCGTAATCACTGATAACAATGTTAGGATTTTTAATCACTTTGAATGTTGCCTGTAGACTAGGATCAGCTTTAGCACCAAAGATTGGTTTAAATGATGCAGGATTATAAATGATAGTGTCACTGATAGATTTATAATTCTCTAAATTGTTATATTCTAAATCCAATTCTTCGCTTGTAGGAGCAGTTGGTTCTGTTAGTGTATTAGAAGTATCTTGTACCCATGCAATGTAGTCAGTGGCATACTGTTTAGTTAAAATATACAAGTCAATAATATTATTTGGACTTGGGTCAATACGACGATAGTTAGGACTATTATGACGATATTGGAAGTACAGATCTTGACGACCAATTTTAGCAGAATAACCAGTTACAGGATTTAACACATAACTTGCTCCATTAATGGATAGTTGATAGAATGCATCATCCATTGGAAAATAGAACAATTGACCAGCAGTGTATAATGTAGCCGCTTGTTGTGCTGCTTGAAGCGTTGGGTAATTTGATAAGATAAGACTATTATCTACAGGAGTTTGTACTACAAAATTATCGTAACTGTTAGTAGCCTGGAAATAAACATACTTGCTGTTGGTATTTGTGTTTGGATTAACAATCAATTCAAATAGTTCAGGATTATCAGGAATGCCATCGTTGTTTGAGTCAGGGAATGTTACTAAAATTCTATTAGGATTTTGATATCCGTCAACTGCCGTGATAGCATTATAGATATACCAAGTATAGTCTAGTGATAGTGGATTAGAATCATCTGGATTACTATTTGTTTTTAATACTTTGATTTGATCGTTAATAGTTAATCCTGTAGTTGCATCAAAGATTTTAACTGAATTGTCAAAGTAAAAGTTAGTTTCTTTTACACTTTCGAATACATAGTCAAGACCACGATAGTAAACAGTATAAGTTTGACCCACTGTTTGGAAACGTATTAACCAACTACTGTCTAGTGACTGGCCACTGGTATCACCTGTGTTTGTTAGATCAAATGCGGCTGTGCTTAGATCCTGTGGCATAATGATCTGCCAGCTAGAAAGTTCAACGTCATAACGTAGACCAAAATCTGCATAGGCTGTAATATATCCTACCATTGATGATACTAGATCAGTGGTAAAATCATTGTTAAACACAGCAAAGATAGTATCAGCTATTGCGCCGTTAGGTACTAACTGATTGATCACAACAGGGCCTGTGCCGTTGGCAAGGTTACCTTGTCCACCGTTAGTACCGTCACCAATTAACTGTTCAATAGTTGCATAGATATAGTATTTGTCGCCAGTGTTCTTAGGAGTACCAACTTGTATTGTATTAGTTGCATCAAAGTAGTTGCCTGTACCTGCTGAAAATCTAACTATAGAACTTTGTACAATGTATTTGTTTGAGTTACTTACAGCACTACCAACCTGTACAATTTTTCCAGTAGCATCATAGAAATAACCAGTAGAACCATTGGCCAATAATGTTGACGAATTCCAATATAAGTTTTCAGTTGTAATCAACGGATAGTTAGCATAGAAATACTGTAGCGTCTCTTGAGCACTGGCAATCGGTTTAACCTGATTGTAGACTACTTTGTAGATATCATTTGATGTTGTATATTCAAAATTAAATGTATCTTCAAATGGGTCACGATATAATATACCGTCTTGTGCAAAGATGTTAGTACTTGAATATTTGCCTGTCACATCAATAACATCTAGGTAACGACTGATACCGCTTGATGTGCGGTTTACAGCTTTAATTTTTAATATGTCGTTGAACAAGGTATAAGGTAAAATGTTATAGTCTTCACCTGTAACCATACGGTTTTGTGTATAGTACTGTTGTGGTGCTTTCTGTCTAATATCTTCAATAGTGTCACGGCTTGTTGCATTAGCCACTGTATATTGTAGACTTGCACGAATAGTAATAGTTTCAATACGTCCAGTATGACTTACATAATTGATAGGCACTACGATACCTTGTAATTCTGTAGGAGTAATTTTATAGTCTAGTCCATTACTTACACGATAGTAAACACGGAAGTTACCTTGTGGAATATTAGCAAACGCACCGTCACCAAAAATCAGATCCACTTGATCACCAGCACGTGTAGCAACTTGGTAGATGTTTTTATTAGAACTTTGATTGTAGATAACATTAGTGTTGTTTACTGCAGGTACCTGTGACCATAGTACACTTGGGTTGCCACTAGAATCTAAACTGTATAACCAGATATCTGTGTTATTAATATTGTCTACGCTTACGCTATACACACGATTAGGTAAACTTTCTTGGAAGGCTACATCGATAGATTTTAAACTTCCCTGTTTGAAATACATAAAGAAACCGGTGTTAGCACTGCTATTACCAAGGTTGTCGTTTTTGTATAGTAAATTAAACGGTAGGTTAGGACGTGGTGCTACTTCGTATACATAGCTACTGCCTACACTGGTTGGGCTAACCATTTCAAAGTTAGTCTGCGAACCTTCGATTAGGGAATTAAAGCTATATGTAGGTATAACGCTTGGTACTAATCTAATTTGATATTCATCGTTAGTAATACCGTTGATAATTTGACTATTGCTAGGTTTGCCTACTACTTGATTAGCAATCAAGCTGGCATTTAGCACGGCTGTGAATTGTTCAAGCCAATTATCGTTACCAGCATCTGCCCAATTAACTAATAGACCACTTAGATTAATGCCGTTGCTGTCATAGACCTGTTCGGTAGTACTAACGCTGTCAACTTTTAAGAATCCACTTGCTGGAATATTGCGTTTAGGATTGTAGCTGACTAAGCGAGCAAGTTTAAGAATACTGTCACGACGTTGTGCTGTGTCAATAAAGTTTTCACGTGCGTTTAAGTCACCTCGGAAAGCTAAACTTTGTCCTAAGAAAGCAATTAAATCAATTAAGGCTACAAACTCACTGCTATCAATAAAGTCATTGAAATCTTCTGGGTAATATAGTCTTAAGTAACTGACCATCGAAGCGCGAAGCGTTTCAAAGTCATAGCTTTGAAAGTCTGCGTTTCTAAAGGTTTGATATAGTTTAGTCCAGTCTTCTGCAACTAATAAACTCGTTTGTCGTGTGGTGGTAGCCATGCTTATTTCCTTGTATAATGTATTTATTTTAGGAAAAAAGTGGGTAGTTAATTAACTAACAGAAAGTTGTTTTGATTGGTTATCGAACTGTAAATTCATAACACTTGACTGGTTTGTCTGCAGGTATCTTAATTCTAAAGCTATCTGTAGGCCCTGATTATATTCTGTAACTACAATATTATCAAAACTCACACGAGGATCATACTTGGCGATAGCTTCTATATCGCTGGTAATAAGACTTTTAAGCTCAGATGTAAATGGTTCGTGCATTACGTTCCAAATAATAGTGCCAAAATTTGGATTCATTAGCTTTTCACCCTTGCGAATATTGAAATGATTAATAATATCCTGTTTAACCAATTCTTCATCCGTAAGGCGAAACTTCTTGCTTGCGCCTAATGTACTAAAACCTTTATAAAATGTAGCCATAAAAATATTTATCCTTGACTAACTGACGTCATTTGTGGTGCTAATACCGCTACTGCATATTGCCCCTTGGCAAAATAAGAAGCACCTGTAGTGCCGTATTGGTCAGCTCCACTTGCTCCGTTGCGATATGCTTTTGCACCACCTGGGCCTAGTAGATGTGCAACCGCTAACATACCAGCAATATCCTCTGGTTTCTGATCAGCAGTAATAGCACCAATTCTAACCATAGAAGTGTAGTTTCGTTTGGTATATTCGCACATTGCCTGCTCTTGTTCTGGGCCATTGCTGAGCCAGGCCTGCAGACTGTTAACACCATTTTTGTTAGGACTCCACATGTTTGGATTGTTTAGTTGACTGTTACTCTTACAGGTCTTGCTTACATAACCACCATCAATTAGTGCAGGATAGCCAAATTGGTATTTGCCCACATAGCCAATTGAGTTAACTACATCATACTTGCCGCCGCTTTCGCTTTTGCCAATTGTAGCATAGTAAGCAGTTAATTGATCTGATGTTAGATTGCCAATGGTACAATCGCATTTAGGTTGATTACGTAGATCAGTTGCAGTTGCAGGATTTTTAACCGGAGTTCCTGTTGTTTTAGTAGCATCCTGTGTGCCTGTGTATTTTCCTGGTTGTAGTCCAGGGGCTGGAGTGGCCGCATACTGCGCCTGTCCTCGTGCAAAAGGTTCATGAGTAGGTGCTACTGCAACAATGGTACTAAGAACATCCGAATTAGAAACATATAATCCTGTAGATGAATCTAAACTAACATCAGGTAAGCTATTGACCTTTATTGGAGTAGCAAACGTTAATGCCTGTGTACCACCACTGTTTTGTTTAACCAATGATCCTTCATAGGCAACGGTGCCGCCTGACTTAATACTAACAGTTGCACCTGCATCAACAATAAATGTAGATCCCGACTTGCATCCGATACTACCTGTTGAATGTAAATTAAGTGCCCCAGTTAGAATAGTACTCGAAGAGTTGTTTACACTAAATACACTTGATGCCATGTTAATATTGTTTAAGGCATTAAAGTTAATGTCCTGATCTGCATGGAAATTCATGCTACCTTGAGTTCTAACATTAAATCCGCTAGATGCAAATATATTAACAGCACCGTTGGCATCTAATTCCACCCAACTCGATCCATCAGCATGACTAATATACAATGAGTTGTCAGTGTCGTGCATCATAATTTGATGCCCTTTGCCTGTACGCAGTCTAATCAACTGATCTTTGCCAACAACATTACCGTCATCCATGATAAATGTATGGCCGCCTCGACGTGTAGTGTAGGCGTAGTCTGCTTCTGTTAGGGTACCTGCTTGTATTTTGGCCAAGAATGCTTCGGGATTTTCTGCGCCGTTATCTGGATAAGGACGACCCGGTGTACTGATACCGAAAACGTTGCTAGGTGTTTCACGTTGACTACTACTTGTAACAACCCCACGTGTAGTATCACGGTCTAGACCCTGTACTTTTAAAATATTGTATTGTGGTTCGTGTATAGGTTTAGGATTACTATAAAACGATTGACTTTGATATGTTGTAGGGTCGTTTTCATTAAATTCTGTTACTGGTGCAGGCGTGCCTGGTTGATATGATTTAGCAACATCCGCACTGGCTCCGGATACATCTACATTAGTACTACCAGCTATAGCTGGAATCATGTACTTGCTTAAGTGACTGTTAACACAACCGATCCAATAACCACGCAATGGATCACCTGCAATAAAGATAACAATAACTTCTACACCAACATCCGGTGGTACCATCCACATGCCATAGGTATGCGGAGTATTGCCAAATTTATTAGTAGTATTGGCTGTTCCATTGGTGCCATCTTGTACAATATTTGTAGTACCTAGGAATGGACTACTGTAGCTGACTGTGCGCCAATTTTTACTATCGTTACGATCACCACCTAGATCCGGGATCCATACCTGCAGTCTTCCACTACGTGTAGGATCTAGGTTATTTTTAACAATGCCAATATAAGGATGAGGGTCAACACGTGTGCCGGGAGCTTCCTCGCGGCGCTGACTCTTCATTATCTTATTGCTTTGTCTATGATCTATTGCCATTGATTATATCCTCTATGCTGCTGTGCTAATTTGATTTTGTAGTGCTTTTTCTGCTTGATACGCTTGGAAGTTTTGTTGTTGTAAACTTAAGAATGTTGCAGTTGCAGAATCTTTTTGTTGCTGTGCTGTGGCCAATAGTGCCTGTGCGGCAGCAAGATTGGTCTGTGCAGTTGCATAACCTGGATCAGATGGTTGAACTGCGCTGTATCTATCAATTCTAGCCTGTTGTCGATCAATATCATTTGTTGCTGTTTCTATTGCAGCATTTGCAGCATCAGTTTGTTGATGTAGCGGTGCATTGGCCGCTTGTAGATCAGCAAGTTGTTGTTGGAGAGCCAATTTGGTCGCACTTGGCCCGGTATCTGCAGGTGATACAGTAGCTTGAGGTGCTGCATCTGCACTGCTTGGACTTGTTATTGCCTGCGTTGAAGCTGTGCTATCTACTATTGCAAGATCTTGTTGAGCCGCTGAAGCTGTAGGCTGCGGATTATCAGCTACTGGCGTATTATTAGGTGCTACATTATCGCCTGTTGTTTTTGTAGTTGGCGAAGTTGTTGTAGGTGGAGCAACATCAACATTTGTTGTGTTAACTGTAGTTCCACTTTCTGAACGCTGTGTTGTTTGTTTATCTGCTACATAGTCAAGAGTTGATTGACGAGGTAATCTAACAATGTCCAATGATTGTTCAAATTTGCCGCCACTAAATGTACTGTCAACTTTCAAAACTCTAAACATACCAGAAAACATAGATGACTGTTGGAAGTCACTATCAAATTTCATTAACCCTGTGCTGTCGTCAATGTCGCTGGGCATTAAAAATTTAACTTGAATATACACTTCTTGCTGATCCATGTGTAGACTTCCATCAGCAATTAATCTATCATCTGATGATGGAACTGCAGTAGATGCCGAACCAGTCAACGGATTAATTACATTAACCGGAGCATAAAATGTATCATCTTGTTTAATATACTGCGGGTCACCAATAATTTTAAGCGTACCTTGTAGCATGTCGCCGCCGGCCGCTGTGTACAGCGACTCTTGTGTATCCACAGCCGCGGCCGCTTTAGGTGTAATATCACCGCCTGTAGCACGTGCTTTGGCATCTACAGTCTGTGGTTTTTCTTTCATTGGTTGTACTGCGTTTGCTGTGTCGTCTATACCATTGTAGTTGTCTGGATTTAATTCTTGATCATCGTAGATATCTAGACCGTAGGTTGCGGCCATGTTCTTTTTATAAGCAGTAACCGCAGTGTAGTATAAGGCATTAAATTCAAGATTAAAATCTAATACATCTAGATTTTTGCCTGTGTAGTAATAGTTGTATTCTTTAAGTGGAGTAGTCCATGTACCTTGTGGCGCGGCAGCTATTTTAGTATTATAAACATCATAGGTAACTACATTATAGGTAATTTCTCTAGCCCATACTTTTCTAATTGTATCATAGCCAGTCAATGTTACCTGTGGAACAATCTTAAACCATTTTAGAGGTAAATTTGCATTTTTAAGTTTAGCCGCTTTATATCCGGCCGCATCACTGCCAAAGTCTTCAGGCACCACTAATTGATTCTGTATATAATCACTGTTACGTATCACATAGTTAATGACCATGTCTATACTTGTGCCTGTATTAATAGAAAATATCTGTGTACTATAATCTAACGCGGCGTTAACAGAATCCGCGTTACCGGCACGCATCGATATTTCATTAGATGCGTCTGCCATAGGTGTATCCTTAGCACTTAGATTTTTACCTAATAGAAATTTTGCTGATTGTATTTCAGGAGCAAATTTAAAATAGATCGTATCAGCTACTTTGATCTTTTTAGTTTTAACCATGTCATCAAACCAAGCATTATACGCACTACCATATGATTTTACACGATACACTGGATCCGACGATATAACGTTAGCAACCTTTTGTGGTACTGTGGTTAATGGAACCGGAGATATAGTACCGTCAGGATTTATCTTATTACCATTGGCATCGATGTTGTACCCATTTGCAGCAGTTTCGCGTTCTGATTTAGCTTCTGCCAGATATGATTCACTTTCTGTACTTTGGAAAAAGCTGGCCACTGTACCTGCAACTATTTCAAAGTGTGCAGGCGTTGCTAGAGTAGATACATCAAATGCAGAGTGATTATAAGGGCATGCTTCGATCTGGTATTCAGCACCTTTGCTCGATGCTTTAATATTCATTGACAATATACGTATAGGAATGCGTTTTACCTGATTAGGAATTGAACCAATAATTGTACCAGTGTCGTCGATAGCAAAGAAATCTATCTGCAGCATATAAGGTTGCTCTACATAGTTTCGTGCCTTAACATCCGGACTCGAACATAGTTTAATAATTCTATCTACCAGCGTCATACCATACGGTTCGATGATTGTAAATGTCGTTTTGATAGCATTAGTAGCACGACTATGTTCGTTCAATCCAATTATAGTTTCAATGTTTAAACTTTCAAAGTAAAAATCTTCAGCAAAATAAGGTGCTCGAATAAATTGATTAGGGTCAGTGGCATCCTGTGTGTTATTATATCTACCTGCACTGGCAATAATTACACGTTTAGGTGTATATGTTTGTGTTTTAACTATTTGATTATATTCGTCGATTGTCATTAAAGCCAAGCTCAATCCATAAGTATAACTTGGATAAGCATGCAGAGGATTCATTATAGGTGCTTTACTTGCGGCTGTGCTATCAGGATTTGTTGCTGATGGTGTTGCTCCGCCGCCACTAGGTTCTGTTTGTATTCCACCTGTTTGATTAAAATTAGGAGCAATATTATAATCAGTGCCCACTATGCTTGGTTCAGAAGAAGTTGATAATGGAGCAACGTATCCGCCACCAGTATAATAATCTGAATTTGGATCATAACCACCCTGTTGTACAGCGTTATAATTTGGCGCAGTTAAATTAACCTGTTCTTCTGTAGTCAATTGATTAGAAGTATCGGCGGCCGCTGTTTGTGCGGCTGAGGGATTTTGATTATCTACACTGGCCTGTGCCGTGTCTGCAGATGGGTTTAATGATGCTAATTGTGATTGCAAATCTGAAATAGCCGCTTGCTGTTGTGAAATAATGCTATTTGCATTTGTAATATCATCTTGTAAATCTGCCGCATCTTGTAGCAGATTATTTCGCACAAGGCTATTACCCGGTGCATTAGCCGCGGCCATCTTAGCATCATATTGACTTTGCAGACTTGCCAATGTTGCCTGATTAGAACTAAGCGTAGACTGTGCAGATGCTATCTTGGCTTGTAAATCCGATGCCGTTGAAAGTGCCATTAATTATAGTCCTAGTGCAGCAGTTAATGCAGCTTTTTTAGGTACATAGATAGTTGCACCTGGTAAAAAATCATAGATTGGATCTTGTATTGTATTTGGGTTACGCACCGCAAACACCCACCACAATGCACTTGTGCCGTACAAATCGTAAGACAATAGATCGGGACGATTTTTATAAATTGCATCAATCTTATAAACTACATCTGTAGGATCATTAGGAATGCTAGGAATATTAGCAACGTCTAAAAATGGCCCGAATGTTTCGTTGTTGTAATACGGACTTGTCTTACTGTATGATACTGACATTATAGGAATCCTCCATAACCGTTAGTTTTATCTTGTAGCAATTGACCTGCGGCAAATTTATTAAGATCAAATCTATCATGCAACATTTTTCGACTGTATACCGGTTTTAGTGTAATTGATATAGTACTTGCAGTTGGTACTCGTGTTTTAGTAGTTATCTGTGTTGCTGTACTGCCTGTCGGTGCTGATGTTGCTCCGGATGTATTATTAGAAAAATTCGGAGCCACTGGGCCCGAATAATCAGTAGTACCATAAGGCGAAGTAGGCACAGTTGTAGTTCCAGCATTCCCTGATGGATTAGTTGCTGTATTTAATGTTGTGCTGGTTATTGGAATTTCCATATAGTCTACATCTGGCGATAGTGTATGTGAAAAGTTACTTAACACACATGGTACATGTGGAAAGTAATGTTGCCCATATCCATCTAAAAACACAACAGGTGGTGGATTACCTACGTTTGTTCCACTACCAAAGAACATTTTAGTAGCCGCTCTAAAGAAGTATATAGCAGCCATTAGATATTGGCCTTCTTCAACGTTTTGCACTGTAAAGTCGCCGCTGATAGTAATGTCACTGACTTCACTATTGTTATAAAATTGCAAAGGATAGTTACTGTGCGTAGGACTTGTAGAACTGTAGTTTGCTGCATGTGTTACGGTGATACTGGGTGTGTATGGAAATATAACACCATTAGTGTTCTTTAGTGGCATCATTAATGCGTTTGTTCCTGATGCATCATTATAAAAGAAATTAGCTTTAGGTGCTAGGCTAATTCTTATTCGCCAATCGTCGGTAGTACTGGCATTATTACCGCTTTGAAATGACACACTTGGATTTGCAGGAGGGTCACCTGCAAGGCCGTCTGCTATTTTACTACCAGGTCTTTGATTTTTTGGGTCATCAATGCCCTGTACTGATGGATCATACCCACCACCAGTATAGTAATCAGAGTTTGTATCAGATGGATCATACCCACCAGCTGGCACAGCATTATAATCTGGAGCACCGTTATAGTCTTGCGAAACCGCCGGAGTTCCACCAATTGAATTAGATTTGTCAATATAATCAGGATTGTCTGGATCATAACCACCACCAATACTGCCCACGGCATTAGGATCATACCCACCAACAACTGCATAGCTCGGTGCTTCTGTATAAGTTTGTGTAGCTGTAACGGGCACAGGAGTAAAATCAGCACCTGTAGTTGGAACATATCCTGTTGATGGGCTATATTCGCCACCAGATTCTGTAATCGGACCAGCCACTGCGGCCGCTGGAGCATTTGTATACGAACCAGTAGTTGCTACGCTATTGAAATAAGCATCCGATGCAGCATTATCAGCTTGCCACTGTTGTTGAGCCGCTGTTGATAGTGAACCGTATTCAACCAATTCTCCGGTGGCTGGATCCTGCACTAACGTGTGTGCTGTCATGTGATCGGTAAAGTAACTCATTCATAAAACCTCTTGTATAGTGTATTTATAGGCTATATAATAGTAGTAGTTAAAAGGAAACCTCCACCAATGAGAAAGGTAAATTATCTAAATAATAAAGATATTTTAAAAGAAATTCACAAGAGTAAGTTAAATTATTGTAGTTTTATAGATCCAAGTGTTACCAGTTACGATACTATCGTTACTAATGTTTCATCAATTACTAAAAAGAACATCACAGAAGCACGTAAACTACGTGCTGAACGCCTAGCAAAAGAAGCACAAGAAGCAGAATTAGCTCTAGGCAACAAACGCAAGCTAGACGAGTTTGCTATTCCTGTAGAAAATATCCCTGTAACCGATGTAGTGTTCCGTGTTATGACCTGGGAGCATATACCTATTGACGATGCTAAACAAAAGAAAGCAGACGCCAAAGCACAAGAAGAATGGGACGAAGATAACTTCGAAACAGAATACGACGAACCCGTTGTAGTCAAAGGTGCTACTAAGTACGTTAAGGTTAATTTTCCTCCATTCCAACATTTCCGCGTTAACGAAGACTATCAACCGTACGTAGTGGGCAAGAGTCACTGGACCAATGGCCTAAATCCAGGTGAGTTTAGTAAAGATCATGGCCAGATGACACCTAAATTGGCACACATGTTTGTTAAATTATGTGAACGCTATGCTACTAGATCTAATTGGCGTGGTTACACCTACAACGACGAAATGCGTAGCCAAGCATTGTTACAGTTAAGTCAAATTGGTCTACAGTTTGACGAAAGCAAAAGTCAAAATCCTTTCGCCTATTACACAGCAGCAATTACCAACAGCTTTACACGTGTTCTTAACATTGAAAAACGTAATCAAAACATTCGTGATGATATCTTAGAAATGAACAACTACACACCAAGCTACACACGTCAAGGAGAATGGGGCGGTGGTGGCTGGGGTGCTGATGAATAATGAATTTGTTAGTTGTAGGGAGTTCTATTAGTGCTATCGATTGTTGTGGTATCAAAGACGCCGAGGGTAAAGTTTGGCATTCTTTGATACCTAATACCAACGTTACGAACTTAAGTAGTGGTGGTCAAAGTAATACTAAAATCTTTAACAAAACAACAATAGAAGTTATTAAAAATCCTAAGAAATATGATTTAATAGCAGTACAGTGGACGTCTTTGATACGATTAAGCATGAATCGGGGTCAAACCATATACGACAATCAGGTTGATTTTACATTAGGATCACGCAACAAAGATTTTAAAAGATTTCAAAAAATATGGGAAAATAATTTTTGTCATCCTAGGATAGAACTATTAGAATGGTTAGCACAAATAACTGCATTAACCGCGTTTCTATCAGCACAAGGGCAAAAGTTTATCTTTATCACTACATATGATAATTTTTTGCCCAATCTAATTCACAGCGACTGGCATGATTGTGATAAGGAGTTTTTAGATATAGTATTAAATTTACCTGCTATGATAGATGAAGAAATTACTCCTTATTACCGTGAATTATACACGTGCTACCAATCAATGGTCAGAATTTCAGAATCAAATTGGTTAAATTTGTATACACCCCCGTGGTTAGAATCAGCCGTGGATCGTGCCGAGGATAATGAGCATCCCGGAGTTGATTCGCATAAATTATATGCCGAAGATTTTATCAAAAAAATAGAACTTATCTTTTAACGATTGTACACTATATTATATGGCTAACTTATTTAAAAAAGCAGCAGTGCTAACTGACATTCACTTTGGATTAAAGTCTAACAGTCAAACCCATAACGATGACTGTCTAAACTTTGTTAAATGGTTTATTGAAACAGCAAAGGCGGAAGGATGTGATACTTGCTTTATGCTAGGCGACTGGCATAACAACCGTGCGGCTATCAACATTGTTACTTTGAACTACAGTCTAACAGCACTAGAACTGTTAGGCAAAGCATTTGACCGTGTTATCTTTATTCCAGGCAATCATGACTTATATTATCGCGACAAACGTGATATACAGTCAGCTGAATGGGCTAGGCATATTCCTAACATTGAAATTGTAAATGATTTCTACAGTGAAGGTGATGTTAGTATTGTGCCATGGTTAGTAGGTGATGACCATAAAAAGATTCCTAAGATCAATGCCAAATATATGTTTGGCCACTTTGAATTGCCGCATTTCTTTATGAATGCCATGGTACAGATGCCCGAGCATGGCGAACTACGTGGTGAACACTTTGGTCATGTTGATCATATGTTTAGTGGACACTTCCACAAACGTCAAACCAGCAAGAACATTACATACATTGGTAATGCTTTTCCGCATAACTACGCCGATGCCGGCGATGATGAAAGAGGTATGATGATACTTACCTGGGGAGAAGAGCCTGTGTTTCGAGCATGGCCAGGACAACCTAAATATCGTGTATACAGCCTAAGTGATGTACTACGTACACCAGAAACGCTATTGTTAGCCGATATGCACTGTCGAGTTAATATAGATGTTGATATTACCTACGAAGAAGCTACATTTATTAAAGAAACGTTTGTTGGCACCTACAATCTGCGCGAACTTACACTAATTCCTGTTAAGAGTATGGACATTGGACAAGACATTGTTCTAGGCAACATTCAATTTGAAAGCATTGATACCATTGTTACTAACCAATTAACCAGCATCAACAGCGAACATTACGATCCTAATCTACTACTTGATATCTACAGACACCTATAACCTATGTTTAGAATAAAAAATCTTACAGTAAGAAACTTCATGAGTGTAGGTAATGCTACACAGGCCGTTGAGTTTGACCGTAGGGACTTAACCTTAGTCCTAGGTGAAAACATTGACTTGGGCGGTGACGATAGTGGGGCACGTAATGGTACAGGTAAAACTACTATCATTAATGCTCTATCATATGCTTTATATGGCACAGCACTTACTAACATTAAGAAAGATAACTTAATCAACAAAACTAATGCTAAAGGCATGTTAGTGACTATTGACTTTGAAGTTAATGGCGAAAGTTATCGTATTGAACGTGGTCGTAAGCACAATGTACTTAAATTCTACATTGGCGATATTGAACGCGAAAGCAAAGATGATAATAGTCAAGGTGACAGTCGCGAAACACAACAAGAAATCGAACGTTTACTAGGTATGAGCCACGATATGTTTAAACATATTGTAGCACTTAATACCTATACAGAACCATTCTTAAGTCTTAAAGCCAACGATCAACGTACTATTATCGAGCAGTTACTTGGTATTACTTTACTGTCAGAAAAAGCAGAAGCACTCAAAGAACAAGGTAAAGCTACTAAAGATGCTATCCAACAAGAAGAATTTAACATCAAAGCAATTACTGATGCTAATAAACGTATCGAAGAACAAATTGAAAGTTTAAAACGTCGACAAACCTTGTGGACTACTAAACACACAGAAGATATCAGTAGATTGCAGACTTCTATCGACGATTTGCAAAAATTAGATATTGATGCAGAAATACAAGCACACAAAGATCTTACTGCTTACAATCAAAAACGTAGAGACCTTGCTGATTTAAACACAGCGTTACAGCGTGCCAGCAGTGATATGGATCGTGAGCAAAAAACTGTTACAAAGTTAGATAAAGAAATCGCTGATCTAAACAATCATAAGTGCTATGCCTGCGGACAAGACATACACGACAGCAAGCATGAAGAAGTATTATTAAGCAAGGCTAATGCGCTACAAGAAGCGTTAACTGCATACACCACAGCAGAGCAATTACTGTTAGAGCTAGGCGATGCTAAATCAGCATTAGGTGTATTAGGTACACCCCCTAAGGTATTCTACGATAAAGAAGAGGATGCTATCCATCATCGTAGCACTGTGGCTAATTTACAAACACAATTAGTCAGCAAAACTGCAGAAACTGATCCTTATAGTGAACAAATCGAGGAAATGAAGACTACTGCCCTAGCTGAAATTGATTATACAGTAATGAATGAACTGATGCGTGTTAAAGAACACCAAGAGTTCTTACTAAAATTATTAACAAACAAAGATTCGTTTATCCGTAAACGTATTATTGACCAGAACTTAAGCTACTTAAACGCACGTTTAGGTTATTACTTAGATAAGATTGGATTACCGCATACTGTTAAGTTCCAAAATGACCTAAGTGTGCAAATTGAAGAACTAGGTAGAGAGTTAGATTTTGATAACCTAAGCCGTGGTGAGCGTAATAGACTTATCCTTAGCCTGTCATGGGCATTCCGTGATGTGTGGGAAAGTCTATATCAACCGATTAACTTATTGTTTATTGATGAGCTTGTTGATTCGGGCATGGATACCTCGGGTGTAGAAAATGCACTGGCTATCCTTAAGAAAATGACCAGAGAAAATAACAAAAGTATTTGGTTAGTATCGCATAAAGATGAATTAGCAGGTCGTGTAAACAATATTTTAACAGTAGTTAAAGAAAATGGGTTCACAACATATAACAATGATGTCGATGTTACCTAAAATATTACATCTAGAACCTACAGATGCTTGTAATGCAGCGTGTCCGCAATGTGGCAGAGAAACTGATCCTACATTTGATAAGTCTGTGCTACACCATTTAACTGTAGATAATATAGCAGATGCTATTTCAGAAGATACTATCAAAGCATTAGACAAGATGTATATGTGTGGAAATTATGGTGATCCTGCAGCAGGCAAGCACACCTTAGAAATTTATAACTATTTTCGTAAATTAAATCCCACAATAACATTAGGTATGAATACTAATGGAGGTCTACGGTCTACTACTTGGTGGAGTTCGTTAGGTGCAATGTTATCTTTTCAGAAAGATTATGTAATTTTTAGTATTGACGGATTAAAAGATACCAATCACATATACAGAGTAAATGTTGTCTGGGATAAGGTTATAGAAAATGCGCAGGCATTTATAGCCGCAGGTGGTAGAGCGCACTGGGAGATGCTGGTATTCAAACACAACCAACATCAAGTAGAACAAGCACAGGCATTAGCAAAAGAATTAGGATTTAAATGGTTTCGAGCTAAAGTAAGTAAACGAAATGAATTATATCCTGTAACATTTCTTTCTCATCCAACAGGATGGGCTGACCCTACAGTAAAAGAAGGCATTATTGAATGCCAAGCATTAAAAGATTCGAGTATATACCTATCTGCCACTGGAAAATTATATCCATGTTGTTGGCTAGGTAATACAGAATACACACTAGATACGTTTGATTCAATAAAACAATCTTGGGTTAATGAGCCAAATACTGTGTGTAAACAAACCTGTACTAAAAATATATCTGGTACAAGTTTTAGCAATCAGTGGCAACGAGAAGTAGAATTTTAATAAAAATTTATCCCACCATATAAGGCGGTTAAATAGACATAACAACAAGGAGACAATTATGTCAATTCATGAAGATATTTTAGCAGCAGTAGCAACATACACAGAAGAAAGCGCAAAGTTTGAAGACAAGGGCGTTAAAGCGGCTGCCGCACGTGCTCGTGGTGCATTAGGTGACTTAGCTAAATTAGCTAAAGCTCGTCGTGCAGAAATCCAAGAGAAGAAAAATGCAATGGCTGCGAAATAAATAGCATTATGGCTTATGAATATCCCTGGACTTACAATGGAACAATATTTGATTCTGGGGATATAGGCACTTATTATGGCTTTATATATAGAATAACTAATACAATTAACGGGCATGATTACATTGGCCGTAAATACTTCACTACTATCAAAAAGAGACCACCTCTAAAAGGCAAGAAAAACAAACGACACGAAGTCATAGAAACAGACTGGAAAGATTATTGGGGCTCATCACAGCGTTTAATAGAAGATATTAACGCACTAGGCAAAGAGAAATTTACTCGTGAGATTATACATTTGTGTAGTTCCCGAGGCGAAACTAATTACTTGGAAGCCTATTACCAATTTAAAGAAGATGTATTGTTACGTGAAAACAACTACAATGGCATTATTCAATTAAAACTTGGTAAAAATTCCGTAAAAGATTTAAAGATTACAAAATAGCCACTGTGGCAGGTTAACCCTGTATCAAGAGGAGATGGTGCTCGCGTAATGGCCGCACTTGGAACGTGTAGACTAGACTACACACTTGATGGCAAAGACGAATTCAATTAGGCTTAAACGCCGAATGATGTGGGCTCTGAGAAAAAGATACAACCCACGTGACTACTATAGTTGGCTAACTACGGCTATAGAGCATCCGTCAGAAGAAGCAAGAGTAGGGGGTACCGGCTGACCGCCTCCGTGTTAATGATAACAATCTCTTTTAGTTAGTTTGACTGTCGACTCAGATGAAGCGATCGGTTTGTACTTTGCCTCGGATAGGTGAAGTATGACCAAATCTAGATGAATACGTAAAGAACGAACAATAGTTCAAATTAACTAATTTAATTAAATTAGAAGAAAAAGAAAAGCATTGAGCGATAGCGATAATGCAGATGTCGCAAGACATCTTTAACAAGTAGTCAATAAAAAAGACTATACGAATATAGCCTTTAATATGTACTTTAAGGATAGCTATGACTTAAAAGAATGGCATTCCTGACTTCTTAGTAGTTTCCATATTATCATTAACTATCTTATTAATAATTTCTTTTTCCTGTTGTGATAACATCATAACATCTTCGTAACTTAAACCACCTCGCATATACCAACACATACGCAATGCTTCGTCTCTATAGGCTTTTGATTCTTTATCGTAGGACTCAAGCAGGGCTACGATATCCTCGTTAGAGAGGGTCAAAAGCCTTGATCGAAAAAACTTGCATAATCAAAATCAATAGACAATTGGAACTGGTGACCACAAGAGTCACAGGCTACATTTAATGGTTTAAGACTTACAGTATCTCCGTATTCTTTGATAACTGCCTGCAGTTTTCTTAATACATCCGACTTAGCGTTAGCATAGAATTCTTTAATAAAGTTACTATCATTAACAGTGTTACCATCTTCGGTAGTAATGCTTTCTGTGCAGTTGACAATGGTTTCTAGATTTAAGTCAATCATTTTTTGAACATGTGCATCATACTGTACTTTTCTAACTTCTGGATCTAGGTCTGGATCTGCTAGGGTTTGAATTAGTTTTTCTTCTTCAAACACTACACTACCGCTTTGACTGATCTGTGCATAGGTCAACGGTTTCATTTTTGCCACTAGACCGTCGTCGATATCAACTGTTTTAGAGTAGTCTGGTGCAGTAATTGTGCTTAGAATATTCGGTAAATTAACTTCGTAATCGTGTTCTTCACCACATTGAGGGCAAATAGAACCGATAGACATATTGGGCCCGTAGCTGGCAATACGTATGGCAATCAATGTGCTATCGACGTCAATGCTGGGCATATCCCATGCATTTTTAATACTTGGGCAACAACTTTGAATTACATTAACCACGCTGGTACCGTTGATCAATGCATCTGGTGTGCGTAGGGTAATTTCATCTTTGGTTGTCATAGGGTATACAGGAAGTTCGCCAGTGACAGGTAATTCCAATGAACCTTGCTTCCAGTAACGTCCGCCACTGGTTAGTTTAATGTATAAACTAGGTTGGCGAAAATGTTTAGCTAATGGGTTATTACTTGTTTGACTCATGATTTTATTCCTATAAATATAATTGATATACCTTATATTTATTGGTGAAAAACCCCATGGACGAAAAAGAATTAGACCAGAGAATTCAAGATTTTGTTAACTCATCTCAAGATGCGGCTAGGCAAATGGCAGAATATGCAGATATTGCTAAGAAATTAGGTCTGCAGGGCATTGATGCCAAGAAAAAAATGCTTGAATTTGCAGAAGGTGTTAAGAAAACATCTAGCATGTGGAAGAAATCTGCAAAAGAAATCAATGATTCTATGGTTAGCCTACGCAAGAGTCTTAATGATGGGGAAACATCTGCTGAGGAATTATCTGATGAACTAGAAGATCTACGCAAACAGATTAATAAAACTTCAGATCAAGATAAAAAACAAGCACTACTAAATCAAAAAGCTGATCTCGAAAGACTAAATGCACAGAACAAAGCAACAGAAGCACTAAAATCTAGTGCTGCCAGTACAGTTGCGGCATTAGGTACGGGCTTTACTAAAGCCGCAATGACTGCGGCTAAATCTGCACTTAGTGGTGCTGATAGTTTTGAAGTAGCTGGTTCGTTAATGTCGGCAGGTGTAGATATCATTAATTCAGCTAACCAGGGCGGAGCAAACGCACTTAAGT